ACCGTCACTATCTGTTGTGATAATATGCAAAGTAGATTCAATAAAGTGAAAACTTCTAACCTCTCTAGTAAAAGTAAAGGACATCCATGAACTCTGGATCTTCTCTCGACCTTGCCAAAAGTACTTATATACAAACAACTTCTTATAATCTTGGTCAGTCTGTACAATAATCATGTTCTCTGATGCACTACCTGCCATCCTGACTATATTAGAAGGGATGTACTTATTGATTTGTTCTGTTATCTCAGCTGCTCCGTAATTCTCTGTGTTGTTATCAACAGTGTACTCTAACAATCCTTCAAAGCTATTCCTTTTAAAGTTAAAGTAGATATGACTACTTAGTGCTAACGGTCTAATACTTTCTGATACATCGTACTCAGTAACTGGAGAGATAGTAACAGTCTTTGGAGTTAACAAGTCTGCACCTCTTAACACAAACTGTGTCTTCGCAGAGAATAACATTAGCTTCTCTTGGAACGCTTGTGCGTATTTAAGTAAGCTGATCTTAGTGTGTGATATTCCTACATCTATAGGAGCAGAGTCTAGTAACGATTGTGTTGTGGTCCTGAAGAAATTAAAGTATTCATCTGCTTCAGAGAACACTACAGAATCATTCGTTAATACTCCTAACCTGTTCTTAAAGAAGAAGATATCATTGATCTTATTACCTTTAAAAGAAGGAAGAGGGTTACTGTTGTCATCTCCTGAATCTCTCCCTGCCCAATCAACAACTTTTAAAGTAAAGCTTGTTATCTTACCTGTATCTTGGTCAGGGATTAGTCTAACAGGCATTGTATCTTGGTCTAAAGCATTATCAATATATTGACTAGCACCTGTAGCAGAACCGTCTTGTGTCCACCCTACTGTTTCTATCCAACTACCTTCCCCGAAGTCTTCGTTATCTTTAGTCTTAAACTTAACATAGTAATCATCTTGCTCTAGCTCTGCATCTCCTATGACCTTAATCCTAAAACCATTATAACAACTAGCTGGTAAATCTGTAATGCTATCTACTTCTTTATAAATAGCACTTAGTCCTTGATTAGCTAGTCCATCAGTAACTCTTATTTGAAAATCTTTATCTAAAGCGTTCGTTACTTTGATTACACTTCCTTGACGCTCAATAGAAAAAGGAGTACTAGCAATTGTCGTATATATCCAATTAGCTGTGTTAGCAGGGGTTGTTACTCTCGATACATAGTCAGGGTACACTGAGACATCAAGCCATTTTCTACCTGATACGTTAAACTTACTACTGTACATTAGTTCAACTAGAGTAACCTGTAAATCAGCGGATGCTATAACACCTGCCGATGCAAAGTTAGCTCCTATGTGTGTCAAATTAACTCCAGTTATCGTACCGTTGGAATCTATAACAGCTTCTCCTTTTGCAGTCTCTGCTGGACCTGACAACCCTGCTGATTGATTAATAGTTACTTCTACTTTGTAATCAGTTACATGACTATTAACAGGCTTAAGATAACCCACTCCTCCGTTAGGAGAGCTAATTGAAACTGTACTCATCACATTAACAGTACTTGAAGGAAACCTAGTGTTTAAACAAGTTTCTAAATCTTTAGCTATAAACTCTGTATCTGCGTGTTTACCAAGGTTTGCTCCTCCTCCAGTACTAGGTCCGCTTATGTAAGTGGAAGGAGATGCTCCTGCTATATGAATATATTCGTGATGATTATCTAAACTAGGATCAACAGGAACTAAAGCTCCGTCTATATAAATACTGTACCCTTTTTCGTAGTCTCCTAGTTTAACAAATATTAAAGCTTCCTTTTCTAAAGGTTCTTGTAGCACTGATAGAGCACCTACCGTCTTAGTCTTGTTAACAATAAAGGTAGAGTCTGCTATGGTTAAAGCTGTAAGGTCTTTAAGAGGATTACCAGCAAGAGAAACAGCTACGTAAGTACCAGCAGTAGCATCTTCAATAGTAATAGTCATATCACCAGCACTAATGTTATCTACAGTTAAGTCTCTCGCTTTTAATCCGTTGACAGAGTCATACGTAATAACATATTGATTCTGTTCATCTCTATCTACATAGTGACTAAATAAATTAGAGTTAATATTAGCACCTAATCCAGTATCATAAGAAAACCTAGAGTTAGGTCTTTTAACAAGTCCCTCTACTACAGTTGACCAAGCATTTATCTGCTCATCACACTGTCCAGGGTATCTTAAATTGTCAGGTTGTTGTGATACACCTTGGGCAAGGTTAGGAATACTGGTGTTAAGCAGTGGCATCTTTACCTGTCAATTACTCTTAGTACGCTGTAGTTGTCAAAGATAGTTCTGTCTGCATTCTCAGAGTCACTTTCAATAGCTCTAGCTTTCGCTTCGATCTCATCTCTTAAAGCAAACCCTTCTATCTCTCGACTGCCTAAGAACCTAGCAGCAAAGATGCGAGCTGATTTAACAGCTATGTAATGTCTAAATTGTTCAGGTAGTTCTTCAAACTCTAACTCAAAAGTAATAATAGCTTTTAAGTCTTTAGTCCAAGTATCCCTGTGGTTTTTTCTATCGTATAGCTTAGTACCTCTTTGTACAGGATCAGTGTCCGTGTTTAACTCAGGGTCTAAGTCTACTTTTAAAATGTTTGCAGGTAATGTAATCCGACTTGTAACAGAATCAGGAACAAGTGGGTAATCGTATTCTGTATTGAAATGCCATCCTTCTGATTGGATAGCTTTACTTGTTTCTTCTAACGCATGGACTGCTTGTGTAACGGTTACAGGAACACTAGTTCCACTTAAAGTATTAACAGGTGATTCTCCTATTACAGAGATCATAATGTTTACCGCTTCCAGTTTAGTTGTCAGTGCCATAGCTTGTAAATAAAAATATCAGTGAAGGGAAGGGATTCCGCTACGCAGTCCCCCTCCCCAACACCGAAGAGAGAACTATTTCTGCAATTCAATAGCACACTCAGGACGGAGAACTCCGTGACCCATAGCATACTTTGCAACAAAAAGTGTTCCTTGACGCTCGATTTGATACTCGCTTTCAGTAGCAAGATCAAGAAGCTTCACAGTTCCGACAGCAGCAGAATGAGAAACAACACCAAGAGTATTAGTGAAGTTACCATTATACCCAGCACCACCGCCTCCGAATACATCATTGCTAGATGCACCATCTCCAGTAGTAACAGCTGATAAATCAGTTGAAGGAATGTGATTAGATTTGTAGATAGTGATACCAGCTACTTGTGGGATTGATCCAGAAGCAATGCTACCTACTCCTCCTACGTCTTTATTGACAGCAGAAGTAGAAATAGCCAACGCACCTGCACCACCTGTAATGAGCTTGTAATACTCCTGCGGACGAAGGACTGCAAAACGACCGTCACTAGGAACGTCATTTTCGTCAAGCTTCTGAGCAGCAGTGAATAAAGCAGCTACAAGTTCTGCACCAGTAGGATCAGTATTATCAGCATCATCAGTTGAATCAGCTCCGTCTCCCATTGCATTAGCAGAAACATCAAGAATACCACCAACTTTACCACCAGTAACAGCAGCAGATGTACGAGCAGCAGCGATAAAGGTTTTAGCTAGAGCAGTATCAAAACGAACTGCAAGTGCTTTACCTAACTCATTCGCGTAAACGGAACGAATATCGTAGTGATTCTTAACGTCATCAATGTTAGCCAAGAAAGTAGAAGCAAGTAACATCTTATCGATGGTGATTACTTTCTCTGCCTTTTTGATGTCACTCAAGTATGAGTTTCCACCGTCAGCGATGTTTTCGCCAGGTGTGTGGTAAGAAGCAGAAGCTACACCAGTAACTGGGAACTGAGCTGATTTACCGTTTTCGATTGTGCGGACAGTGTGTAAAGGTTTGAAGATGTTCGACTCCTCAAAAGTTTGTAAGATTTCTCCACTAAACTTCTTAAGAAACAAAGCATCGTCAGCACCAGCACTATTAATCTGTCCCACACGTGAGGGGGATGTATCTCCATTAGCCATAATATATGTTTGTTGTAATTGTTATTATTATTAGTATTTGTTTTTCGACTTTCGTTTGAACCTTTGATCGAGATTGTCCACCGCAGTGGGTCTTAACATTAGTACTACTAATTGTCTGTTAAAGTAAATTAAGTATTATAATTCCACCTAAACATAGAACAGTCAAGACAATAGCCTTCTCCTTCTTGCTCAAGTTATTATAAATTCTTCTTAGTCTTTTTAATTGATTTATCATTATTATTAGATTTTTTCTGTACGTATCGGGTATAAAAGATAGGGACTATGTTCCATAGAATAACACCTACAAGACATAGTTTCAAGAAACCATATACTTCATCTAACATAGAATCAAAGAATCCGTTATCCATCTTCTCATCTAATTGTTGTTGTACAAGTTCCTGTACATCTCCTTCAGATATAGCTTTAACTTTCTTAGCTAATCCTTTGTTCTCCTCCATTAACTTAGCACCTTCTCCTAATCCCCATCCAAGGGCAGCACCACCAGCAGCAGGACCAGGACCACCAAGACTACCAACAGTTGCCCCACCTACACTGCCTATTAAAGGATAAAAAGAAGCCTTGGAACATCCACCAAAAAGAACCAGAACCAACACTGGCAAGAAAAAAGATGGAGTCCAAGGCTTCAAACCTACAATAAAAGTCTATATATTACTGACAGATATACGTCTGTCAATCTCTTCGTGATATGCTTTATCTCCACTCCTATATCTAGGATCAGATTGAGCACGAGCTAATTCCTGCATGGAACGAAAGGGCATAGTAGATGACTTGTTAACTGCTCCTTGTACTAGTCGAGGACTAACACCATTCTCTGCTTTAAATTGAGCGTACAATCCTTTAGTGGCTAACTTAGCTTGTTCAACTGTACCGTTCTGTACGATTTCATCAAAGGTATTTACCTCTTCAGGAGATAAGTTGTTAGAAGCCCATTCTGCCATTTGATCCCAATTCCCATCAGCTACAGACTTGATGCTACCTTCTTCACTTTGCATAAGTGCCTGTTGACCAGCAGCATAGCTATCTACTATCTCCTTCGATATCCCAGCTTTAGCAAGATTCTCATAGGTCTCCTCAGATAGCTTACCATCATTTTGAAAGAACTCTTTAGAAGCTTCCACAACAATATTGTTACTATCCAAGTCTTCCTCTTGAGTGTCATCGGTTTCTTCTTGTACTTCAGATTC